GCGTTTTCAAGTCGTATTCATCATCACGCAACAACCTCTCAGTTTAGAGGTATATTTACTGAGTATTGGAGAAATACAGCTGATTATTTGATGGTGAGATTTCACAATGCTACTTATAAAGGTACCAATAGTTATATATCGGTATTTGGAACACCTGATGACTGTCCACACGGTCTATATTTGCGAGTCTTTGAAGGAGAGTCCCAATCCTATAAATATTATAAGACCTCACGATTTACAGCAAAGCAGAAGAAAGAGATTGTGACTCGTTATGTTTTGCGAGAACGGCGGCAGTATGAGCGTGGTCTAACGGGGTCTACCCCTAATGATCTATGGTTCCCGCGCGACCTAGTTCGTGAGATTAGTTTAAAATATTTGACAGATAAGAAAATTGGATTTAAATCTCGCCGCTAAATAAATGCCTTGTCCATATGCAAATCTTTTAGGAGTCCCAGGCCAAGGAGTTCATGCTACTCGTATTCTTGGAATGTCACTAAATGATTGGTTAGCAACAATCATTCTGGCTATTCTTATTTCTTTTATATTTAATCTGAATTTTGTATATAGTCTAGTGGGTCTTTTTGTACTCGGAGAGGTTCTACATTATATATACGGTGTAAAGTCAGCCTTTTTAGTAATGATTGGATTAGAACCTACTTGCTAACATTAGTCATCGTAGTACATCGTGAAAACCAACGTCTCGCTTTCTTAGAGCGAGCCTTTGCTTTTTTTACAAGATCGGCATCAGGCCCGTAGTGTGTTTTTCCGCAAACACTAAAGGATGAAACTCTTGCGTATGCCCATTGCTGTTCTGTAGCACCAGGGCGATGACCTGTTCTCCATGCCGCCATTCCGCGATCATAAGATGCCTGTAAAATATCTTTCGGAATACCTGTAACTTTCGCCCTTTCAGCAATTGATTTTGCATCGGGGAACAGCTTGTTCCATTCCTTAGTATAGGAAGACTTACGTGTTTTAATTCCTTTATTTGTCTGAAATCCCACATAGGCTTTAGGATCTTTCGAATCAAGCGCACCAAATTTCTTAATTTCACGCTGGCGGCGTGTCTGTTGTTTTTTAGAGAGACCCTTATAATATCTTGAAGGCCACAACTTCGGGACCATTCTAAATTAAGAGTCTAAATTGCTTTCATGAGATACACTAGATGGAGAGTACCAAACGGCCTGGTGGCGATATTACAACACTCTTAGATTTAGCAAGCAGAGATCGCCAAGATAATGATTTTTTCCCATTAGGAACACGTGAAACATGGTTTACTCGCGACCCTGATCGCCGCATTCTTCCTACGGTTCCGCATATTGCTGATTTCCCTTTTCGTGGTCCTGCCAACTTTGGTCAACGCTTCACATTTGATATTGGATCTGTGCCGTGTGGTGATGTACTTACTGGATGCGCTGTTCAAGTGAAGTTAGAACATTGGTTAGATTCAACAACCCGTCTTTTTATTCAATCGGGACGGTATGTCTATGTGGATCCTACACAAGCATGGTTTTATGCAAATTCTCTTGGTAGTATTCTTATTGAAAAAGCAGAATTAGAGATCGATGGAAAAACAATCGAAGAGATTGATGGAGACTTTATAAATATGTTTTCAACGTTATTTCCTGATCTAAATACGCAAATTGGTATTGCAAGTGATCATATTGGCAGAGTGTCAATACCTCGATTAATGAACTGGTCCCCTTCACGTATCTATCCTACGGAAGATGGTGTAGTTCATTGTATCCTACCCTTTTTTTTCATGCGCACAAAACTTCGTGAAGCACTTCCTATGATTGCTGTAAAAGAAGGATCTATCCGTATTCATGTTACATTTCGTACGTTTAAAGACTGTATACGTCAATTACGTGGATATCGCAATTCATGTACGGAAACTCCTATTAATACAACGATAACCTTTAAAGATACATCATTTCCATTTGACAAGTTTGTAGATATTCAAACAAATATGCGTGAGCCCCAGTTTGAAAGTGTTCGTCTTTTAACAATGGGATCTCTTATCTCAGGAAAAACACGACAGGCAATGATTCGCCAGCCTTTTGAAATTCTTCATCGTGAAGTCCAGACCTTCTCATTCACAGAACCTCTCAAATATACAGTTTCAAAGAATAATACTACAGACACAATTCGTATCACACTTCCTCTTGAAGCAAATCATCCTCTTGAAGAAATTATTTGGTTTGTTCGTCGCAAAGATGTCGATATAAATAATGAATGGACAAACTATGGAAATATTTTAGAAAAGGACTATGATCCTGTTTTTAATATGCCACAGCCACTTTTGACCTATGCTACACTTCAAGTAAATGGAGTAACCATTTGTGAAGCATCTGAAGATTATTATCGTGAACTAATTGGTAGACATCATCATGGCGGTATAATACCTTATAATAAATTTATCTATGGATATCCATTTGCTCGTCATCCTGGAAGTCATCAACCGAGCGGAACTCTGAATGCAAGTAAAGTTCAAAGTCTACGACTCATACTTGAAATTAAGGGGACTGGCGGTATAGAATGGGAAGTCAAAGTCTTCTGTATGGCGCTGAATTGGCTTCGTTTCCAGAATGGAATGGCAAATCCTCTTTTTGAAGATTAATGTTTTAATACTAATAGATGGAGTTTCCTCAGACCCTTGTTATAAATCTAGATGAACGAAAAGATAGGTGGGAAGGTATACAAAAAAGTTTTGCTGGGTGGCCTGTACCTTTACAACGTATATCTGCTGTAAAAGCATCGCCAGGATGGAAAGGATGTTATATGTCTCATTTAAAATGTGTTGAACAAGCAAGAGATAATAATTACGAATGGTTTCTTATTACTGAAGATGATTGTAGACTGGATGAAGGGGCTCTATCTAGATTTCAAGCATTGCTTCCTTCACTTTGGGAGCAGCGTGGCGACTGGGATATTTTCAATGGAGGACCCACCTTTATTCATGATATTCAAAAGACTCAATCTGATCCGCCTCTTTTTAGAATAAAAGGATATGCTACCCATTTCTGCCTTATTAATAAGTCTGCGTATGATAAAATATTAGGATTTGAAGAAAAGCAGATTGATATATTATATTCTGAAAATTTAAGAATGGTTTGTACGCGTCCTAAACTTGCACATCAAGAGGCTGGTAAAAGTGATATAACAAATGAAGAGGTGAATTATTCGGCGGGCTTTGAAAGTGCTGATACAGAACTTTCAAAGGAAGGATTTCAGAATAAATCAGATATGAACGAATTTAGTCTAAAATTTGCCATGGTATGTTTAGTCATCGCTTTTATTATAAATTATAGATAAGGAATTATCCAATTACCACCCCTTTTCATTTTTATCAGTTTAGCATTTCCAACTAAATGATTGTAGTGAAGAACAAGATAAGACAAATTTTGATCAACAAAAATTCCATTTGGATAGAGATCACGAGGCAAAGTTGCATAAGGAATTGCTTGTAATTTTGTATTCACCCATCGCTGATCTTCAGGCGCGGAGTTCCAGACTGCTCTGTCATTCATTGTAAAAATCCCTCCATCATGTCCATGTTTCCAGGCAATAAATCCTGTACAGCAATTCTTACATGGTGTTTTACACGGCCCCTTTTCTGATTCATCGCATTGAAACAGCAGAGGTGTTTCTTCGAGACGAGTACAAAGATCAGGTAGAAAATCCCCTTTGACTACAATATCTCCATCCATGTAGACACATTGTTTTATTATGGAACTTTTAGCAAATTGAGAGAGAATATCGAGTTTAACCAAATTAATTTCCTGAAATGGCTTTGTTCCAAAAAGTAACTGTTTTCCCATGCTTTCGCGCTGTGCTTTTGTATACAAAATACATGGAATACCCTCTTGTATAAAAAATCTATAAGATGGAATATCTGAACAAATAATTGCGAGTTTCCAAGGAACGCCAATCTTTTCAAGATGTTTGTAAAGATTTAGAGTAAAAAACTTGTAACCTGATGTAGTTAATGTCCAAATAAGACTATCATTATAAAGAAATCCTGTAATATTCATACTACCCATCTCAATGTTATAAAATTGAAGGTTAACCGTACGTTTTTAATAGTAACAATGGAAGATCCATGCTACAGTGTTCTAAAACCACGAAGACTTGTTATGACAGCAAATACATGTTTCTATTGTGGAAAACCTAGTACTAAATTTGCTCTAATAGAAAGACTCTATGGTCTGAAATGCTGCGATGACCATATCGCAGCGGGTCAACGCGATTGTAATGCGCAACTCCACGAAGATAAAATTATTCGATTGGACGATGCTCTCAATCATGAGATTATTGGGCGATTTCTGAAGATACTCATCTCGCTAGAAAATGGATTTCCCGTTCTTCGGTCTAGTGGGGAGATTCAGAATGGATGGACGGTTCACGAGTTAGGATGGGAAGGGACATTTATTCGCTGGCACGATGGCGATTGGAGGCTTCATGTTCTCTGGAGAAGCCCAGATGGAAATTTTAATAATGATATACTCAAATATGTACCAATTATACAGTTTAAAATGAGAGATATTTATGAAAGAATTAAAGATCAGGTTCCAGAAGATTTCCTATTCTTGGTAGATCAGGCTATCTTCTGCATGGTGGATGGTATCTATAGTAAAGACTTTGAAGCAATCCAAGGATTAGAGATCAAAGAGTATCCAGAACTCAATAATGTACATAATATTCTTTACGACGGACAACTTGCTCGTATCATGATACCTTCTGGCCCCTCTAACACCTCAGTTCTTGTAGATGATGATAATCCAGCCTAAGTAAAAGATACCCTCAAAGAAGAGATGGTGGCCGCACTTCTTCGGTCTCTAAATAGTGGTATTCAAGATGATCGTCTTTTACCACATTCGTCAAACCCCCAAATTAAAATGTTTTTGAAAGCATTTATTCGCGCTGGTCGTTTTACAACACAATTTACAAGACTTGATTTTGATCTACGACCGAGACTTGGCGGAAAATTCAGTTTAACTATACCTAGGAAAGGACATCTTCTGTCTAGACTGTATCTAGTCACTACAATGCCTGATATTGGATCAGTACAAGCGGCAGCAAGAGCGGCATGTGATGCATCAGGTGTTGTATTCGCTGGCCCTACATTCGGCTGGACAAATTCGCTAGGCCATGCTCTTCTCTCAGAGGCAACAATTGATATTGGGGGGTCTCGGTGTGATTATCTTGACGGTCAACTTCTAGAGGTGCTAGATGAGTTTTATACACCACTTGAAAAGACAACACTAATGAATACAATTCTGCCGAGAAAAGATAATGGATTTACTCCTGGATCTTTTGGTCAAGGATCTACACCAACTGTAGCTGTTACACCGCTCCCTTTTTGGTTTTCTTCTGGAGATTCTGGACTATTTCTTCCGATTGATGCAATACAGGCTGATAGTGTAGTATTAAATATAACATTTAATAGCATTAATAGTCTTTTTGTAAGCACAGGACAAGTTAAGCCTAATATGTCTGATGAACATCTATCTGGTAAAAATCAAAAAACAAGCACTGCTTGTGTTGAAGGTCCAGGGAAAAATACGATTATATCTACAATAACCGTTGAAACAATAACGGATACAATTCAAAACTACACACCTGCAGCAGGTGATCGTTATTTCCCTCTTGCTGGAAGTCCTTTCCATTACCAGAATGATAATGGAAAACTAGTCTATGGACTCAATGGAAATCCGAATGAGGCTATGACAGTATATCCGATACCTGGTATTAAAATGCCTTCTATATTTTCACTTGGAGACACCTATATTATGGCTGAATATGTGTATTTGGATAAACCTGAAGCAAACCAATTCCGCATAGCGGATATTCAACTACCGATTCCTCAACATTATCTTTTTGATACTCTTGATACGCAGGCTCTTCCACGTGTTCAGTTTCCTCTTAAAATACCGAATCCAACTCGCAATTTGTTCTTTTATTTACAACGATGGGAAACCGTGGGATATAATACTCCTTTCTTAGCAACACGAGATCTATCTGGCGCAGATGCTCCTATAGCGCCTTGGTGGCCTGATGCATCGGGTCTTAATGTATATGGTGTTGGCGACTATAGTCCTGGATTTAGTACGCGCGAATCAGAACCACTGTCTTCGCTCGAACTTGTTTATGAAGGAAAA